GGCACAAGATGATTGAGATCGAGAACATTGAAGAGATAGACACAATGCTTTTTAACTACGGAATTGCCATGATTGACAAGGAAATCCGAGATATACGAAGGTTGTGCGGATGCTATCAGTCAGGTCGAGATTTAGAGGGACTAGTCTTACTTGAGCATGGGATTAAGGCAGGAGGCGCAGAATGAAATCACACGCAGATCCGACAGCCGATCAGGCAATCGCTCATGTCATGAAAGAGAAGGACAGGCTGCCGGATAATATCAGGCTGGCTGTCCAGAAGTTTCTGGCGGAGTATGGTTACGATCTATTAAACATCAAAGTAAAGCATAAGTGATTGGGGAGGCAGGCATGGAGGTTTACGAGATACTAAAACGCCCACAGGAGATCCAGTACGAGATCAGGGGCAAGATGGCAATGCGCGAAGAGTACGAGTCTATGCTGTATCCTTCAGGTATACGATACGACCTGGAAAAGGTCCAGACTTCTCCGCGTGACCGGATGCCTGAGATAGTCGCAAAGCTGGATCTTATTGACAGGTTCCTTGCACAGCTGAGCAAGGAATATGTAGACGCGTCGGACGAAGCGGAGAAGTTGATCTCCATGCTTACCGAACCTTCAGCGAGAATGATCTTCACGAGATATTATCTCGGAGGTGAGAAAATCCGGGAGTTAGCAGCAGATCAGAATTATTCTAGAAATGGTGTATATGCAATTATAAGGCGCGGAATTAATGAAATTGCACACAAAATGAACAGAAACACAATCGCATAAGTGATATCATATAAGCTGTGAAGATTGGAGAGAAGATGAATACAGATATTGGACTGTTTTCAGCAGAGTATAAAAGACTTGATGACAATAATAAAGGCCAGCTGATAATCTGTGACAATATCTATACAATGGATTATCCGGAGAAACAACAGCGGATAATAACGCCCGTTAATATTCGCACGGCAGGAACGATATTTCAAGTTGATGCAATTTGGGATACGGGCGCATCAATGTCTTGTATCTCTGAAGAATTTGCCAGGAAGTATAATCTTCAGCCAGTGAGTAAAGGAATTGGGGTAACGCCGGCAGGAAATATCGATATCGTATATTACATCGTTGATGTTTTAATATCACAGGATATTGTAATTAAAAACTTATATGTTGCCGGATTTCCACTTAAGCGGCATGATGTAAACTTCTTGATTGGGATGGATATTATATCAAAGGGCAACTTTAATATCAAAAATGTTGACAATAAGACAGCCGTCACATTTGAGTTATAAGCGGCTGATGATTAGCAGCACGGCAGAGGATAGAACCTCTGCTTTTTCTTTGCCATGAAAGGAGGTTCAATATGGCAGCACTGAAAAATGCAAGACATGAAAAGTTTGTTCAGGGCCTGATCGCAGGCTTAAGTCAGCGCAAAGCGTATCGGGCTGCATTCCCCGGATCAGCAAAATGGAAAGATAAGACAGTAGATAATCATGCATCCGACCTATTTTTCGGGGAAGTTTTGGGGAGGTATCAGGAAATTCAGGACGAACAGAAAGAAGCTGCACTGCTTACGCGATGGGAAAAACGAAAGATCCTTGCAGATATTGCCCGAGATGTAGAGAACGATCCATCAGACCGCACACGGGCCGTTGACACAGATAACAAGATGGAAAACGAATACACCAGCCGGGTAGAACTCACGCGCCCGATCGATGACAGTATCAAAGAAATGGATGAATATCTTGAACGGCAAGCAGAAGCAGCTTCTTGATCTTTTGATCAGGGAGCCTTACCGGATCGGTATATGGTGTGGATTTAAAGACCTTACCAGTCTGCATAATGACTGGCTGAGGTCTTTTTTATATAGCAGAGAAAGCCAGACGCTGCTTGCGCACCGTGGATCTTTCAAGACAACAGTTCTTTCACTGTTCCTTGCGATCCATGGAGTAGAGAAGCCGAATGAAAACGTGATCTTCTTCCGTAAAACAGATGATGATGTGGCGGAAGTGATTTCTCAGGCAAAAAAAATCATGCTGTCGAGCGTGATGCAACGGATCGTCAGGACGCTTTATTGCGTAGATCTGCAGTTAGTGAAGGATAAGGCTACAGAGATCCACACGAATCTTTGCACATATCAAAAAGGGGCTTCACAGATCCTTGGTCTTGGTATCGGCACCAGCATTACAGGTAAGCACGCAGATGTTGTAATAACTGATGATGTTGTAAATCTGAAAGACAGGATCAGCCGTGCTGAGCGTGAGCGTACAAAGACGCAGTACATGGAGCT